AAAATTTGTTATAAAAATTTATAACAAATTTTAAAAATTATTACCTTAAAACTTTCATAAAGTTTGATTTTAAGATTCCAACGTTTCTAGAGTTATTATTAACTTTTAAATAAACAGGAACTCTTTTTGCCTTGGCTTTTAAATAATCGGCTCCCGCGCTGTAATGATTAATTTTTTCAGTAATTTGTTCACCCCTTTGCAATTTAAATAATAATAATCCACGCTTTCTACAACACCCCACACACAAACATCCTAAATCAATGTAATGATCCATCTGTATTTCACTAATGTGCCTATTATCTAATGATATATCTGAATAAAAAACATATTCTTCTGGAGTAAACGTTAAAACTGGTGTTTTATCATTTTTTACTATCCAAGAACTTAAATACTGTTTTCTTTCTTCATCTGAATAGTAATATTTTAAATTATCGTCGTTTTTAATAGATTCAAATAAATTTATTGGTATTTTGTAACACTGTTTGAATGTAGAAAAAAGTTTATTAACTGGTTTTTTATTAGTTTCATAATCATTTGCTATATAAATTTCAACCCCTAGCACATTTTTCAAAATGTTTCTCCATTCATCCGAGTCTTTAAGTCTAATTTTAAAATATTTAATTCCATCAACCTCGGAAGAAATAAACTTTTTATTAAAATCAAACGTTTCGGGAACTGGAACATTGTATTTTGTTCTAAAATTGTCGTTTGTAAGCAAATATGGGAACACCTGGTTAAATCTTTTAATAATCCTTTCTATTTCAAACGTATTTAAAATTTCAATTGGAACGTTGAAGTGAAATGAGTGTATATTTTCAAAAAAAGTAGATAATTTTTGCTCTATGGGGCTTCTATAAATGTCAATTACGTATACATTTTTTCCCAAAAATTTGTTATATTTTATTATATCCAAAACGGTGACATCTGTAATCTTATATAATACTTTTAACATTATTTCATTGTGTAAATGCAATACTGTAAATTTTCCGCAAGCATTTATTCTTATGGAAGATACCAATGTAGTTGAACCAACTTTTGGCGGCGTGTAAACAAATATAATATTTTTATTTTTTTCACTAGTAAAATCATCACTAATCCCTAAACTTTCATTTGCATGTTTCATTTTATTTAAATACTCTTCATTAGTAAAATCTTGTTTTGTTGTCATATATTTTATAATTATTATGTTATTATTATTTAAACTAAAATGTCCGTGTAATATAAAATGAAGGTTGAAGCGATTGTTGCATATGATTGTAATAAGGGTATTTCTAAAAATGGCAACATGCCATGGAACATACCAGATGATATGAAGTTTTTTAAAAGAATGACTATTAAAAATGTAGTAATAATGGGAAGTAACACATTTATATCTCTTGACTACAAACCACTAAAGGATAGATTAAACATAGTGTTAACAAAAAATCCTGAAAAGTATTTCAACCACGTATCAACTTATTCAAATCTTATGGTAACAGATAATGAAAATATTCATTTAGATATCATTAGAAATGCAAATGAATATAGCTCTAGACACATTTTTTTAAATAGACATTTTAAAATATTTTATATTGGGGGAGAATCTATTTATAAAAAATTCGCTCCAAATTGCGACGTTGTATGGATCACAAAAATAAAAAAAAATTATGATTGCGATTTATTTTTTTCATACGACATTGATAGCGACGAAACGTTTATTTCCAACACGGTCATGCGCAACGAATTGTTTGACATTGTTGAATATTCAAAGGTTATCTAAAACGCTATTGTGAAATATTAAATCTCAGCAGTCTGCTTTTCCTTCTTAATAAAATGTTTATTCATGTGCTTTTGTAAAGTAAAATAAGTCAACTTTTCATTTTCAGCAATTCCAAGCAAATTTTGCAACTTTTCGTCAGGATGAATGATCTGGTTATTTTCATTATTTTCCAAATTATTCTTTTTAATATATTCAATCAACGTTTTAGTAACAACCGTGCGCGCAATTTCACTACCCTTTTCTTTATCCATAAAATCACACAATTCATTTGTAACCTTAGATGGTGTCGCAAAGCCAGAAGGTTTTTTATTTCCTTTAATCTTATTCTTTTCAACCTCCTTTTTTAACACTTTAAATTCTCGCTTCACATTCTTTTCAACTAACTTAATTTGTTGATGCATTGTAGTTATTTGAAGCTTAAAATTATTCAATATTCCTAAAATATTATCAAACTGATCGGTTATAGTTATTTGATTTTTATCAAATGACTCAAAATTATTTGCAATGTCTTCAGAGATTGCTTGATTTGCTTCCATTGATATAACAACTTGTTTTATAAACTTTAAATAACTTTATAATAAATTGTTTAAAGTTTTAACCATAATTTTATTTTTTATATCTGCGCTTTATTCCACCTCTTCTTTTTGTGCGGTTTTTTCCTCCTGCTCTGCCTCTAAATTTCTGACCTCCACGTTCTTGTCTTCGGCGAGTAACGCGACGCTTGCGTGTGCCACCCATTTTCTTTGTGTCATTACTATATTCTTGAGAAAAACTAGCACTGTCAAAATTTGACGAATTATTACTTCTATCCATCTTATGTTATATAAGTATTTAAATTTTTTAATCTCTAAAAATTTAAATAAAAATTTTTATTTATTTATTTATTTACAAATTTATGCAGTATCCTTAGCGCGAGGAGGTCTTCCGCGACCACGAACGGGCTTTTTTCCGGCATCTGCAACCAACGTCCACTCAGCTCCGTCGCGAGGACCAGAACCGCGCACGCGAGGTACATCAGCTGAACCCTCTGCACGAGGAGGACGAGCCGACCTAGGAGGGCGAACCTGAGGCGCCTCGTCGGCGTCTTGCTTTCCATCATCAGACTTATTGTAGGTTGTGCGGGTTTGCCTAAATTCGCGGCGAGTCTCACACATAAGCTTGCCGCCATTAATACCACTTACATCTCCAGCCTGATACTCGTGAGTTCCACCCGGAGTATGAGTCAACGTAAACGACACATACTCACCTTGAACCAAATACTTGTATTGTTCCGAACCAACTACAACTCCACTGTGGTGGACAAAGACATCACTTCCAGAACGGTCGCCGTCAGTCACTGTAATAAAACCATAACCAGCCTTGTTGTTAAACCACTTTACGCGTCCTACTAGACGATCGGAGGGTGTAACGAGTGGGGATGTTCCTACAGAATCTTCACTTGACATTATACTCTACATACACGAAGAGTCTTTATATTGTTTTCTAAAATAAATTCACTCTTTCGGAAAAGTAATTGATTTTAAATTTTCATTATATTTTATAGGAATAATATAAGAACATTATGACATCAATTCTCAATTTAGCAGAAATTACTCCCCATCGCTCTCAAAGTATAATAAAAGTTGATTTAAAAGCAGAACAAAACTTTGGAGAAACTGGGGTTAAAAAGGTAGTTGTTCCTTTTAAACGAGAAGAAGATATGATTCTAATGTGTTTAAGCATATTTTTGCATGATTTTGTTCACGACTATAATTTGAGTAGCATGCATAAACGTGTTATTAAAGGCGAATCATATGGATTGCTCCAAAAACTTAATATAGGAATTAAAAACCCAACCTTCAAAATATTTTCTTATGAAACTGGAAGTTATGGCGACCCAGACTTATACGACGATTCAAAGTTTGAAGATGTTCCTCTGGAACCAGCTTCCAAACCTATTTCGTATTTAGAATATTTTCACGACAATAAATTAGAAATACCGATTCCTCAACGCGGTGGAAGAGTTGGAGACGCCTTTAACAATAAGCCTTTTCAAGTGAAAGTCCTTGGTGACGAAACCGAACAAAGCGATGAATTTGAAGACACAACTGCTGCTACAAAATTTAAATTAAAACCTGAAATTAAAAGTGAAATACAAGAAGAAAAATCTGAATCTGAACTAGAAACAGAAGAACCTCCCGTTGCATCTGGTGCAGAATCTAATATGTCTCACGTTATCTCTTATCCATTAAACGAATCATTTACGTCAAGTGAAACATACAAACCTTTAATAGATTCATTTTCAACTAACGCTGATTTTTTAGGATTTCATTCTGGACTAAACACCTTTGTTGTTACTTATTTAGGAAGTAACGCTGGAACAGAGTCTCCTGAATTTTTGGAAAGATTAAAACCTAATATTGACATTAAAAGCGATGAAATGAAAAATCTTGCAATGTATAATTCTATTTTATGTTCCATTGATTGCGTTGCAACAGATTTTAAAAAGGCGACTTTAACTCCAAGCGATAATGCGATAGAATATTCTTTTTTTTGTGACGTTTTTTCTATTTTAAGACTTGCATATGTTACAATTTTTAATAAAATGAACGCTGAGCTTAAAGTGGATTCATTAAGTATACTCAATTCCACCACCGTTCTTCAGCAATTTATTGTTTATTACATGTTATTCTTAAACAGTGAAAACTCGGATGAATTTAATGCAATCTTACAAAAACAATCTGGAGGTGAAGGAGGAGAAGGTGACGTTGAAGAAGGTGAAGAAGACGATGTTCCTGTTCAAAAATATACCGTTTTGGAAAAGCCTAGAAAAGAAGTTGAGATTAGACAGTATCCAGGAGAAGAAGGCATTGAAGCATATTATGCCAGACCAGAAAAAAAAATATATCTTGGTTCAGAGTCTATATTCATTACGCACAACAACTTGTTAACTACTTTGGCTCGCGGAATGTTTGTAAAACTAGGTTTATGGAATAAAATATTTTCAGGGATTGCAGGTTATTCTGAGAGTGATGGTAGCATTTATAATTTTGGAATTAAAGAAATGGATATAATCGGATACGACAAACTTATAGAGTTATTTCCAATTACTCCTTGGAAAAAAGGAAGTTTTAATAATGAACTTCTAATAATGCAAATTCTTGTGTTAAAAAATTTATTAATAGAAATGTCTCCTTCAAAAACAATGACATTTGGAGCAAAAATAGACGATCAATTAAAAAATTATTTGGACGCGTTTTATAATAGTTACTTTGTAAATAAAAACCAAAAAGCCGACAAACCTTATCCGTCAACAGAGAAAGAGGTATTTGATAATCCTGACCACAATGCATCAATTGGTTCAGATACAGCAAGCATTTTTGATGCAATTGAAGAACCAGAACATGACAGCGACGCACATGAATCTGAAAATGAAGGAGAAGAATTATTTGGAGGAGCAGTAAACGGTGAAATTGAAATGGTTGACTTTAATAAACCTCGCATACAACAAAGCGAAGGCGTTGACGAAGGCGTTGACGAAGACTTAGAATTAGACGGCCCATTAGCTCCAGAAGAGCTTGCAGTTCAAGAACCGATTGCAGAAGGGGGTGTTTTTCCAGACTCTGAAATAGTTGACCCTGGACGCGCACCTGGAATGCCTATTGTATTTAAAAATTTGAAAAAGATGTTTCAAAATAACGTTTATACCATGCAAAATTTACAATCATCTAAAATTCCACCAATTGACATCCCGCACGGAGCAGATGTAAACACCATTCACACATTATATGAATTATTATTACACAATCAAACGTTGATGCATAGAACCGGTTCTCAATTTAATATTCCTGCGCCTGCGTTCAAATTTGTTATCAACAACGCTGCAAACATTGCCGCAAATATAAATGGTTCAAGATTTTTATATACAAAGAATGATAGAGAAGAAATACAACGCATAGTTGACGAGGTTAAAAACATTCCTGATTTTATTACAGCTCTTACACAAGTTACACAAGAAGGAAATTCTATTATTGCAAGATTATCGCCAATTGAAGATAGAGTAAAACATTTGACAAATCTGAAACGTCAAAATAAAATAACTATACGCGAATACAATGAATTACTCAAACTTCAATTTGATATAAAAACAATTAGGAATAACGAATTAATTCCATGTGAAAATAAAAAATATTTAATAGAAAAAGTAGTCAAGTTAAACAACGAAGAGCTTAAAAAGGGAGATAATTGGTTGAATGATTGGATTGAAAAATACAATTGGTGGTTTGATCAATGTCAGCCATTATTTGGCTTATATCGCAACTTAGTTAGAGCAACATTTTGTCCAACAGTCTCTATGATGGATGCAATGTTTAATTGTTCTCTCAAATATGGGGCCACAGAACCCAAAGAAGTAGGAACAATGAACTTTGAATTGAAATACGAAAGTGAAGAACTTGACCCAACCACTCAAAAACCAGTGCGAGTAATATCATACGGCGGTGTTGTGTTAAATTATAACGAAACTGTGGGAGGCGCCGAGCAATTAAACGCAAAAATTGATTTTGACTTGGTGTGCATTGACACTAAACACGGAGTTCGCGACATTGCCAATGTTTCAACTATTGGATTGCAAGTGGCAGAGTCGCACGATTTAAAGGCTAGTGTTGTTTATAAATGCATTGTTGATAAAATAAATCAGATATATTCAGATACATATGGTATTTCACCCGAGGATGATACTATAGGAGTTGACTTGAGCAACCCTAAAGCAGTGAGAAATTTCTTGAGAGATAAAATAGATAGAATGTGGTCTAATACACAGATATATAAAAACGTGGACAATTTTAATAGATTGTTAGGAGCCACTTCTATTAAAACATTTGGTGATTATTTGCAAGAGTGTCTAGCTTGTATACAATGGGGTGGTTACGTAAATTCGGTTGAGCAATTTCCTGAACTTGTCAAAGATTTTATTAGAGAGAAAAATATTACACCCATTTACAGAAGCACAAGCGTTCCTGATAAGATAATACCATATGATGCAAATGGAAATGCTCTTAGACTCGGTCTTCAAGGCGACAGACCTTCAGGATTTCGCTCTATTTATATACTCTTGAATGGTGACTCCGGAATAAACCAACAAGCTATCACTGGATATATTTACACTTCAGCCAATCAAAAACCATCTAGAAGTATTCTTGTAGCTAGAAATTCTAAAGATGATACAAATAATAACACTAGAAAAGACGGATTAAAAGGAGTTGTTATATATACAACTCGCGAACTTCCAATTATTCAAGACGATAGATTGCGATATTTGCGTTCATTACAATACAAGAAAATTACAGAAAAGAAAACATTGACAGACAAAGCAACTGGAGAAAGCCTTGTTCCTGAAGTTACAGAACCCACGATTCAAGGAACTTCAACTAACAGTGAATATAAAATGATTAAACCTCCATCTGAAATTTCATCAATGGAAGCACCATATAAAAATAGCAATTATGATATATGGGATGATTATGAAAATCCAAGAGTTTTAACGGCAACAAAGAACAAAGTGCAAGATTTTATTGATCCACAAGAAGCTTTAAGAGCTGAAGAAAAGGCTAGAAGAGCTTCTGAAAAGGCTGAGGAAAAGTCTCAAGAAAAAGCTAAATTAGCTGCAGATAAATCTAGACTTGCATCAGAACAACAGGGTATGAAAAGTGAAGATGCCGCTTCAAAAGAAATAAGAAAGGCCACAAATGAAATATCTGAAAAACACCAACTGTTGTCAAAGCTTGACAAAACACCCACAGAAAAGAGACGCCTTACATTATTGAGCAAAAATTACCCAGGATTAGGAGGTTCTAGAAGACGCAAATTATCAAAGGGACAAAAAACAACAAGAAGAAATAAACAAAAACAAAATAAAAATAAAAAGTCTTTGAAAAAAAAAATATATAAGAAACACAAACACTCTAGAAGACGTTAAGTTAAAAATAAAAATATACAAATATACAGCACATATTTTTATTGTAATTCTAATACTCCCTTTTTATTTTAAAGATTCTTGTAAAGGTGCCATGCGAGGGAAGTCTTGGCGTCGGCGATCCGAGGGAGCTCTTGCTCAAAGGTCTCCACAGAGTAGAACTTGAGACGAATCTTTTCGTTGGAATCTGTCTCTCCAAACTGAGTCATCTTCATCTCAGCAATCTTATCTGAATTCAATTGACTGTACAAAACAGCCAAATGCACCTTTTCATCGCTTCCGCCGCCAGACAAGGTAAATTCTCCAAGTGGTATGTAGGTTCCCGAGGCGTCGTCCAAATCCATACCAGTTTCTTGAAAAATCTCCTCCTTCAGGACGTTGTTAATGACAGCTTTTCCGTTTCGCGCATCAAACATGCCAGCCACAAGCTCTTCCTTGTATCCGCTAGTTGGGATCCTCGGTTGTTCCGTGAGCAAAACATACTCCTTACCAAACTCGTCGGTAACAATAATGAGGACCGCTGCGCAGTCTCCGCGCAAGAAGACGATTCCGTCTAAAGGCTCACCCAGTTTGGTGAAAACGTCGCACTTGAACTTGAGGAATCCAAGCTTCTCGGGGTTTGAGCTGGAACCAAACCAGTCAACATCGGTCAAGTTTATTGATCGCAAGTCAAACTTGTCTAGCGGAAATGTTTCCAGCCAGTTCAGAAACTTGGGTGCCTGGCAAATCGTATCAAACGAGGGACGAACACTGGGTCTGTCTGTTGTCACTCGGACGCCGCGATATACAAACTCGCACTTCTTCAAATGCGCTTGATAAAATGCCACTCCACGAAGCTTGACATACTTTGCAAAGTCGCACAGCAGATGCCACACGAAGCAACCAAGAATGGTTGCTTGAACTTTTATAGTCGCCGCGAACTGCTTAACACTCTCTGGGATTTCAATTCCGGTCATGGTTGTTTTTGGTACAATAAGTATTTTAGAGGAAAATGTTTCAATTTTTTTTTGACACAGCAAAATTAAAATAATATTATTTTTTAATCTATTAATTTTTTAGAAGCATATATTGTCAATATTGTTAATATAATTTTTATAATATCATTTGGTTGCCCTCCTCCACCGCCGCCACCAAACCCAAAGATAGATGGGTGTTGAAAAGAATGAAAACCGCGTTTTTGTATAGTCATTTGATTAAGCCTTGATTTAATTTTTGTTTTCAAAATATTGTTCTTATTTTTTACTTCCCTCATGTGAATTGCATTAAGACTTGAATTAAATAAAACTGAGCGAATAAATTGCTGAATGCGATTTGCCATTGTATAACTTTTCATATTTTAAAAAAGTAAAAAACAAATCAATTTTTAATAGACAAAATAATGAGTTGGGTAGTTGTTAATAATTATTAGAGTTTTTACCAAATACATCAGGCTTACTCATCCAAACCAGAAACATTATAAACGCTCCAAAGAATCCAATTATTAATAATAAAAGAAATACCAAGTATGCTAAGTCAAAAGCATATTCACATCTTTTTTTTACATTTTGATTGCTTTCATTACTTTGAACACTGTCTCCCTTTGGATCTATAACAGGTTCTCCTGCAACGTTTATTCTTATTTCATCTTGAACTTCGTGGGCGACTGGAACAAGCGTTTGAACCATTTCTACGTGTAGAGGATTATCTTCATAAATCATTGTTATTATTTAATTAGTAATTATTGGAATATTATTTTTTCAATTTTATATTTTAAACAAATGGAAATCCTGTTATAAAAATAAAAAACCCACCAAAACAAACAAGACACCCCGTAAAAGCGCAAAAAAAACTGCACACATGGTAAATACATTTATTGCAAAAAAACTCAATATTAACAATACTATTTTCTCTCACATAATCCTCCATAGGTTGACCCATTACTTCTATACAAACCAATTTTGCAACAGGAATATTATCTTCATGCAGTGGGTTTTCTACATCCATTAATATTACAGTTTTTATTTATAATTTGTTGATTTATTTTTATATTATATTCATGGAGACAATGTGTTCATTAAATGTTCGTAATCAGGCGTTTCATCAAATTTCAAACCATTACAATAATTTAAATATGCGATTAATTCTGTTGGGGTTTTTGACCACTGCAAAATACACATTTTTTGCATTTTTATATACTCATTATCTCTCGGATCTTGCCATGGAACTCCTCCGTTTACAAGATGTAAAATTACGTATGCAACAGAAATCAAATCGTCTCGTCTACTGGGTTCTATACCATTATGCACGTTAACACTGACAAAATTTGGGGTTCCAACCAAAGCTCTTTCTGTCCGCATTTTTATGTGTCTATCTTCAGTGTCTATATACTTCTTGCATAAACCAAAATCTATAATATAAAGAACGGAACCATCTTGACTCAACACAAAATTATCTGGTTTTATATCTCTGTGCATAAGACCTTTCTCATGAATATACTTCAAGATTTTCACCATCTTGTGACATATCCGTAATGCTTCCGCGAGAGAAAAAGTTTTAGAAGCAAGAGAATCTCCAAAAAGAGGCAAAACCATATAATTATATCCATCAAATGTTCCATACCATTTTACTTGAGGAATCCCAGACGCCTTTCCAAGATACTGGTATATTTGAGCTTCTCTCTTTAACATTTTTGTCTCCGATGAAATAGTCTCCATTTTAATTGCAACTGGTTCTTTTGTTCTTATATTTTCACCTTTAAATATTGTTCCAAATCCCCCATTTCCCAGACGTTCTATTAATCTATATTTGTTTGCAATTATCATTCCTTCCTTGAATTACATTATTGGTTTTCTTTTAATTAAAAATTGAAAGACTAATTTAAGAATTAGTCAAAATTAAATTTAACCATGGGAGATTGTTACAGATTTGAGCCAAATATATTAAAGCTATCACATTCTCAAAATATTAGTGAGGCTTTACCTGAATGGTATTACTTTTCACACGAAAGAGTGCCTCACAAAACGTCTATTTGCGCATGCAATTCTTGTATAACTATTGTTTATACTTATTTAAACAGAATAACCGGACATGCGATTTATCTGGGATCAGAGTGTCACAGAAAAATGAAAGCCGCTTCAAGAAAAAATGGGTTGCGAAATTTTGATGCGATGCCATGCATGGAGTTTGATCCAACTACTTACAAAGAAATAACTGATATGGTTGCTTATTCTACTGCTATTTTACAAAAATTATTACTTAACATTTGCAGTAAAATTTTAAATACAAATAATATTCTAGAACTTCAAGAATACAAAAGATTCATTTTAACATTTGCTATTGATACAACCGAAGTTGTACAATTGATTAATGTCAGAGTTCAACAACGTAGCGCAGAAATTGAAAAGGATAGATTGGAGCGCGAGAGACTAGAACAAATTCGTCAAAAAGATTTGCAAAGACAACGCGAAATTGCTGCAGAGCAACGACGAATCATGCAAGAAGCCGCTCGCGTTGCAGCTGAACAAGAGATTGATAGAAAAAGGCAAGAAGCGGCGCGCAGGCTTATTGAACTACAAAGGGAGAATGCTAGGAAAGAAAATGAACTAGAACAACAAAGGATCCGGGATGCCGAAATAAAAGCCGAAAGAGCCGTCTTAGATTTAATCCGCGAAGAGAAACGTAGAATTGAAAGAATTGAAATGGAAAAAATACAAGCTGCTGATAGAGAGCGAATTCGCATTGAACAACAACGAATTGCCGAAGAAAGAAAAAAAGAGCTTAATGAACAATTTGATTTCTATTGTAAATGCAAAAATGCCGTTTATAAAAAGTTTAATCCTCATAGTTACGAGCTGAGATGCAAAAATTGCAAGAAGGTTCAGCCTAATGTATAATATAAATTGAAACTACATAAACGCTTATTGTCATATAATAGTAACACAAATGGTAAAGTTTTGCACTGAGTTATATCCTTCCGGAAAAGAACAGAAATATTCAGAATATTTTGAAAAATACTCATTTCCTTTAAGTAGTTTTCAAAAGTTTGCGATTGAGGCAATTGTTGAAGGTCATCATTCGCTTAGTTGTGTCCCGACTGGTTCAGGTAAGACTATGCCAGCAATATTTGCAATTGATTTTTTTACTGGAAAGGGTAAAAAGGTTATTTATACAAGTCCAATTAAAGCGCTTTCAAACCAAAAATATTACGAGTTCACTCAAAAATTTCCTGGTATCAGCATCGGTTTGCTTACTGGCGACATTAAGATTAATCCTGAAGCCGACGTCCTTATTATGACTGCCGAAATTTTGCAAAACACATTGTACAGAAAGAAACAGAAGAAAGAGGATGAATTAATTGCGCAGGGGTCTTCTACGTCTCTTCTCATGTTTGATATGGATTTTGAAAATGAACTAGGATGTGTTGTACAAGATGAGATTCACATGATTAACGATGCTGAGCGAGGGCATGTATGGGAAAGCATTATTCTTCTATTGCCAAAGCACATTCAGATGGTTATGCTTTCAGCCACACTTGATCGCCCTGAAAAATTCGCACTGTGGATTGAGAACAGAGGCAACATCGTTTCTGAGTTTGAAAATAAGAAGGAAGTTTATTTGGCGACATCGTCATTCCGTCACGTTCCTCTCACACATTACAGTTTTATTACAACCAACAATGGAATTTTCAAGGCTATCAAGAAGGATAAGGAGCTGGAAAAGGAAATCCGCGACACTGTGGATAAGTTGCACGTCTTGCAAAGTCCAACTGGAGAATTCAACGAACCAAATTATTACAAGGTAAAAAAGATGCTCACCATGTTTGAGCAAAAGCAGGTCTATGTTAAGCGCTCCCACGTTTTGAATCAAGTGTGCAAATACATGGTTGAGAATAATATGTTACCTGCAGTCTGTTTCATTCTTTCAAGAAAGCAGATTGAAGTAGCTTCAAAGGAAATCACCGTTCCTCTTTTGGAAGACGACTCAAAGGTGGGTTACACTGTAAGACGCGAATGCGAGCAAATCCTACGCGCAAAGTTGCCCAATTATCAGGAGTATCTTGAGCTTCAAGAGTATCTGAATATGGTGGCCCTTTTGGAAAAGGGAATCGCGATTCATCACAGCGGAGTCATGCCAATTTTGCGAGAGATTGTTGAGATTCTATTTGAAAAGGGTTATATCAAATTTTTGTTTGCAACTGAGACATTTAGCGTTGGGTTGAATATGCCTATTAAAACTGCCATTTTTACCGATGTAAAGAAATTTGATGGTTCTGGAATGCGCATGCTTCATCCTCACGAATATAACCAGGCCTCTGGACGTGCTGGACGCCGAGGTATTGACACAGTAGGTCACGTCATTCATCTATCCAATTTGTTCCGCAACGTTGAGCTCGCGGAATACCGAATTATGATGCAAGGAAAACCACAAACTCTTGTAAGCAAATTCAAGATTTCTTATAACTTGCTTCTCAATTTGATTAGCATAGGGGACAACGATTATCTGCAGTTCTGTAAGCGTTCTATGATTCAAGATGACATTGACGCCAGTCTAGGAGCCATATATGGGCAAATTGCTAAGCTAGAAGCGGAAATTGATACAATGAGCCAATCGCTTGAGCACAGTAGAACTCCAAGGGACATTGTTGCCAGATACATAGAACTACTAGAAGCAAGCAAAAGTGCTGTGAATAAAAAGCGAAAGGAAATTGACCGGGAGATGCAGCAAATCCGAGATTCTCATAAGTTTATTGAGACGGATAAAAACGGTGCTTCCAAATATTATGCAAAGGTGGCCGAGCTTGAAACCGTTAAAGCTCATTTTAATAATACTGAATCATTCTTGAATGAGAGCGTGAACAAGGTTCTAAAGATAATGAAGCAGGATGGATTTATTGGAGAAGACCATGAAACAGGAAAGAATATTTTAACACAAGTAGGTTTCATGGCGTCACATCTTCGTGAGGTTCATTGTCTTGTCTTTGCAAAGATGATTGACGGTAACGCATTTGACGAGTTGGATGCGATGCAAATTATTTCTATTTTTAGTTGTTTTACAAATGTGAACGTTAGCGATGAAAACAAGGCATTCCGACCAAATACAAAGGATTCGCAGGTAAAAACAATCGTTGAAAAGATCTCCGAGATGTATAATCACTACCAAGATTTTGAGACAGAGCAGAACACGTTTACTGGTGTAGATTATAACATGCACTATGACTTGATTGATTATGTTCAAGCTTGGGCGAGGTGTGAGTCGGCCGCTGAATGCAAAACAATTCTCCAGAATTTGGAGGCAAATAAGGGCGTATTTTTGGGGGAATTTGTAAAGGCAATTTCCAAGATAAATAACATCTCGTGCGAAATGGAAAAAATAGCCGAAAGTATTGGAAATATTGCGCTACTAAGTAAGCTAAGAGAAATCCCACAATTAACGCTCAAATTTGTTGCAACGAATCAGTCGCTTTACGTTTAGTTAACCAAAACACTTTGTCATTTTGGCCATTTGTCTATAAATAACAGCTCCCATGGAATTGTGCGAAGCATATTCTAGAAATTCTTTATGCAGCTCATCGTCTACAACAAATAACTTATA